TCACCCTCATCAAGCAAACCGAACTGTTGTGTGGCTTTGTACTTCACATACAGTTGCTTCTTCTCACGCATAATTCTACGCAGAAAAGCATAGTAAATTATCTGTGTGAAGTAAGCAAAAGGATTCTTAGACTTAGCAGGATCAAAGTTACGAAAATACATCAGACAGTTTTCTACACCATCAGATATCATCTCATCACGATAAGTGTAAGAAATAAAGTTTGGCTTGCGTGATAGATGTTCTGCAATCTTTAGAAAACATTCGCCAATATAATCTGGTATTTTTGGTTCTGGTTTGTTTTCTTCTTTAGCAGTGACACAATCTGTTCGATACTTAACAAGTGCTGCTAGAAAGTCTGCGTTATTAACGTAATGATTCGCTGTTGTCATTATACATTACCGTAAATGTTATTCTTCAAGTATGTATATCCTTTAATGAGTTCTTCTACACCATCATCCAATGTGTAGTATGGCAACCAACCAGTTGCTTCCAACTTCTCGTTAGATACGATGTAGTTGCGTTGATCAGGGTCTTTCTTAATGTCACCTTCAACCACTGTAAAAGAAGGAATATGTTTCTTGATAATGTCACAGAGTTCTAGTTTAGATACGTTTGCTGATGACAGACCCACATTATAGATATTACTCTTCATATCATCAAACTGATAGATGGCATGTAAGAATGCTTCACATACATCACGTACATGAATGTAGTTGCGTTTGAAATGACCTTCAAAGATAATCACATAACCATCATTGACTGCACGATAAACTAAATCGTTTACTAGCAAATCTGTACGCATACGTGGTGACATACCAAACACTGTAGCCAAACGGTAACTGATTGAGTTTTCTCTTTGCATCAATCGTTCTTCGACTGCAACTTTGTCAATTGCATATTTTGAGATTGGTCGCAGTGGCGAATCTTCTGTGCAAAAATTGTTTTCATCACCTGTGCCATATGCTGAATTTGTTGTGGGCATAATGATACGTTGCTCATTCGAAACAGCATTCAACATCCAAAACATTGCGTCTTTGTTTGTTGTATCAGCACCAACAACATCTTTATTACACAGCGGAGCACCAACAAGCGCAGCAAGTGGTATAATCACATCTGCTTTTTTCAGAAGAGGTGACATATGGTGTGGATTGCGAATGTCACCATTTACGATAGTGAGTTTTTTGTTTTCGCAGAGATGACTCAAGCCAATTTGTTTATACATGAAATTGTCAACGACAGTTATTTCATGTCCCATTTGAAGCAAATACTCTGTTAGTATGCAGCCAATATAGCCAGCACCACCTGTCACCAATATGTTCATGTTATACCCTATTCAATACAGTTGTGATTTCATCAATTGCTAGTTTACTTAATGTTGGATAGTTACCAATGTAGAACGAATAAAAGTGCATGTGATCAGTGTTTGGGAACTTCTTATAGTGATCTTCTGGCACAATGTTCTTCAAGTATGGTTGACGCAGTTGATTGCCACCGCCAGCAGAGCCACGACGAAACTCAATTTGTTCATCACGCATCTTGCCCATCAATCTTTCTACGAACTCTTTGTTTGCATACTCTGGCTGTAAAACAATATTGAACGCATAGTTACTACAACCAATCAATCTAAAGTCAACCTTATACTTTTTCTGGTCTAGTTTAGACAAAAAGTAAAATAGATTCTCATTTCGTAGTCTAACATTTTCATCCAAATGTTTCAACTGATTTTGACCAAGTATACCGCCGATTTCATTGTTACGCATGTTGTATGCTGGATAGGCAAAGATGAAATCAGAGTTCAACTCTGGGTATTCTGCTTTATATTTGTCAGCCATTATCCAGTCACCACATTCACGAACCATACCATGTGAACGAAGCATACGAACTGTGTGATAAACTTCAGGATCATTTGTGCAAACCATACCACCTTCAATGGTAGACATATGATGTGCAAAGTAAAAAGAGAAGTTAGACATCCAACCATAACTACCCAATAGTTTACCATTGTGTGTGGCGCCGTGTGATTCACATACATCTTCAATTAAAGGTATGCTACGGTGACGTAGAACCTCCAATACTCTAGGTGATAAACAATCAAAGCCCTGTGCATAGGTAATAAAGACGGCACGTGTCTTGTCAGTGATTGCATTCAATATGCCGAACTCATTCATACCAAGTGTATCTAAATCAATGTCAACAAAGACTGGAGTAAAACCACATTGAAGTATAGATGCAATGTCAGACACCCATGTAAATGGTGGCACGATCACTTCACCACCTTCTGGATGTTTGATCTTTAACATCGTCATTGACAATAGATTAGCAGAAGCACCTGAGTTGACGAACACAGAATACTTTACACCCAACCATTTACTCCACGCTTCTTCAAAAGCACGGCACTCTGGTCCGTTTGTAAGTTTAGGATTATCTTTTTTGAGATGTTCTATTACCAAATCTAAATCTTCTCTAGTAATATTATCTGACATTAAAGGATACTTCATCATCACTCCATTATAATTTTAGAGCCTTCAAAATCAAACTTGAAAGGCACCCATACATTGATTTCAGGTATTGCTTGTTTAATTCTTTCGTGTGCATCAGGCGGTGCAAGAAACATAAAGAAGCCACCACCGCCAGCACCCATCAATTTACCACCGTATGCACCAGCATTGATCGCTTTGTTGTATATTGTATCTATGTAATCATTTGTAACAGTATCAGTGAGTTGTCGTTTGCGACTCCATTGATACTTCAACAATTCGCCTATCTCTTTTATTTTACCATGATTCTCAAAAATATGCAATGCTGTATCGGTAATTGTTACGATTTCTTCAAGTAATTTTTTAGACTTACCTTCTTTAATAGCATCAATTTGCAGTTTGGCATGAACGTTTGAAAATCTATCGATACCAGAAAATCCTAACATGATGTGTTCTTCTAGATCAAGTGTGTAATCATCTTTGATTCTTAGATCACGAACATTGATATCATCGCCAGATAATTCAATAACACGAATACCACCATATGCGGCCATGATTTGATCTTGGACGCCAACAGATTCACCGATACGATTCTGTTCTATATCAATCGCATCAGTTGCAAGCCCGTATGGTGTGTATATTTTACCTAAACTAGTTGTTATAGCGTGAATCAGTCCAACAGTAAATGAAGAACTTGATCCAATACCCGAACGAGCAGGTAAATCCCCATCATGGCTAATAGAAATTCCATTAGGTATATCATAGTATTTCAAACACTCCCTTACAGAAGGATGGTCTATTTGTGAAATATCTGATACGCTTTCAATTTTTGAATAGATGACTCTATTCACATAATCAAAATATGGTGGTAACTTCTTTAAACTTATGTAGCAATAATGCGCCATCGCAGCAGATATAACCTTAGAAGGTCTATTTTGATACCATGCTGGATAATCTGTACCACCGCCAAACAAAGAAAGACGATAAGGAGTTCTAGAGATAATCATTTTTCGTTGTAGTAATCCCCATACTCAACAAGTATTGTTGCTTTACCATCTTTTCTTTCATATGCCTTTGCATATGCAGGCACAATATCTTCTGGTTCTTCCAATCTTATTACATCAATATTTTCACATAACAATCTAAACGCATCTGTGTAATCACCGACATGTTGATGTTGTGGATGCAACGGTCTTTCTGAACCGACACTAGTACGAATGATGATACGTGGCTTAAAGTCGGACATCATCGTAATCTTATCAACATGATTTACAAGTTGATTCGTTGCACAAATTAAAAAATTCCATCGTGGATAAATGCTCACTGGAATAAAACCCGCAAGTGCAAGTCCAAGTGTCATTCCCATCTGTGTATCCTCAAACACGGGCATTTCTAACAGTTGTTCTTTTGGTACATCTTTTAGTGTGTTTGTCATTGCAGTACCAGCATACTCAACTGCTTGACCCATGAACATCACACGTGAATCGTTTGACAGCATTTCCATTGCTGCTTTCAGTTCGTCAAAGTATTTCAAAATTGTACCCTCATTCCTGCACCAGCATGTGGATATTTGGTTTCATATTCATAGTAGTAAATATATTCTTGATCAAGATGTTTGTACAAAGATTGACTTAATCCCCATGTCTTCAGTGTATCTGTGCATACCGATTTACCATTGTCTTCAATAATAAATTTGATAGGTAAATTCTGAGCCATGCTGTACTTTAAGTTCTCAGAAAAGACACCAGATTCAGCAGTCATGTCACCAACAAAGCAATAAACTTTTGTATCAATCTTTTTTCGTTTCATTGCCATCGCAGTACCAACTGCAACAGGTATGTTACCACCAACAATTGCTGATGAATAGATGTTGAATTCTGGATAGCAGAGTGAAATTGATTTGCCTTCTAGAATATCTCTTTCAAGTAGTTCTGGTGGTACACCTTTTAATAAACACTGGTAGTGTGAACGCCATGAACAAAAGACCCAATCTTTTGAACGTATGTTTCTAAAGATTTTAATCAGTTCGTTTTCATTACCATAGTAAAGATGAATTGGCGCACGTATACGAGCATTGTTGAAATGCTCTGCCATCTTTTCTTCGAATGCTATAAGTTCTTCTTTAGTCACCTAGTATCTTCCTCTTCAATCTGATCTTTGACATGTCTTCAATATTTTTTCTAGACTGTAAACCAAACTTATTTTCTACAAGATTCAAAAATGGTTCATGTGAAAAGTATTTGTGCCAAGCCTCATCACGAAACTTTAATACTTCTGCACCACTCAATGCCTTTGTACGCAATGGTTTACAGTCGTAAGATAAAAACGCAAACTCTTCAAATGTCTCTGGTAATTCCCAACCATTATTGACTGCTTCCATGTACAATGGACTACCAGGCAATGCCATTGCTGCGTAGAAGTTGGCGTGTTCACAGTTTAGTTCGAGTGCAAGGTCTAGTGTTTCTTGCATTGTTTCATGTGTGTCTTCTGGAAAACCAAACATGTAATTACCAAGCACATTGATACCAGCGTCTTTGATGTCTTGTACAACTTCACGAATGTCAACTTGTTTGAACCGACCCTTATCAATCTCTAAACGAACTTGTGGATTACCTGCTTCAATACCTAGAGCAAGCCAATTCACACCCGCTTCTTTGAACAATTTTAATTGATCTTTGCGAACAGAATCGACACGTGCATAAGCCCAAAAGTTAAACTTCATGCCACGATCAACAAGACCTTTCAGAATAGGCACATAATATTTTTTGTTCAGAAAAAACATTTCGTCGGTCAATCGAACTGTGCGTACACCTCTTTCCCATAGATACTCAAACTCTTTGAGCATTAACTCAGGTGACCAGAAACGCATACCACGTGAGTCTGCTGAGACTGTGCCTTGTGTGTATGATGTACGATTTACAATATTAATCATACAGAAGTTACAACCAAACGAACAGCCTAATGATGTAGAGATTGCTGCAAATGGTGTGCGACCTTCATCAAGAAAGTTTGTGTGCCAATAATGCGCTCTATACTTGTTGAATCCACCTGGTAGTAAATCCCATGCATAGCCAGGCATCACACGATCCATATCTTCCGTTTTGACAATTTCACCTGGAGCACCTATTGCTGTAAATCCGTGTTTCTTATAGACAAGACCACGAACTTTATCTAAGTGATCTTTGTAATTCGTTTGAAGTAAGTCTAACAAACCATACACACCTTCATTAATGAAAACAAAGTCAACGTAAGGTAAACCAATTACATCATACGGTAATGCAGATGCATGAGAACCAATGAATACAATTTTAATTGAGGGACGAATGAGTTTGAGTTGTCTTGCTAGTCTTGATGCACCAATCATCATCGTGGTGCCTGAGTTTGGATTTTGCCCGTAAAGAACAAATACTGCTATGTCTGTATTTGTAGCAGAGATACGATGAGCAGAATGTTCAAGGTCTGGCGATGGGTCTGCGTCAAAATCAATGATGCATGGATCGTAGCCCTCTTTACGAACTGCTTGTGCTAAAAGCAACGCCCATGTTGGTGGCTCAATGGCCGAATATTTCTCCGACAGGTCTTGATAAGCCTGCTTCGCACTGCTTGGTATCACAAATGTCACCACTTTTGACATAACAAATTGTCCTATTAATGAAGTTTTTTATTCTTCGCTTCGTGTATACTTTGAATTACTTCTTCTATGATTTGATGTTGTACGTCATCTTCTTCTTGATCTTGTTCTTCCAACAGACCTTCAATCATCTTATCGGAATCTGCCATTTCACTTACTGTACGCTCAACAAGTCTATCATAATATCTTATCATTGATTCTTTTGGTTCAACAACTGTAATGATATCTGAATAATAAATCATGGCAGAATTTTCTTTGATCAACTCGACTGGTAACCATGGCATCATCATCATAACAGTCTGACCTGTGGGTAAACGACGAAATACAATACGCATAGGATCATTTACTTGTATTTGATCAGAGTTTTCATCTTCAAGCATAGAAGCCATAATATCTTCACCAGACTGCATTCTTATTAGTTTAACGTTATGCATTCTTGACCTCTATATTGTAAAACTTATATTTGAACTTTTCTTCATCGTATATTCTAACACGTTCTTGCAAATGTTGCAAGGTATAGTTTACATGTTTACCAATACGAAAATCGTCGGCTATGTCGTAAAGAACAGCTTCCGTTTTATTGTCTCCAATTCTTAGACCTCTACCGATTGATTGTAGATTTCTAACTCTCGACTTAGACGGTGAAGCAAAAACTACATTGTGCAGATTACGGATGTTGATGCCTGTACTAAATGTGCCATATGATGCGACAATGATTGCATTGTTTTCCTTTTCGGTTATGGCACGAACTTGTTCACGAACATCCACATCTGTACCACCATAAACGAAAAACACATGTCGATTGGTGGCCTTTTCATCAATCATCTTGTGTAGATGTTTACCATGTTTCTCTACCAAGTTAAATAGTATAAGTGAATTACCTTCTAATGACAGTGTGAGATTACGGATAAATTCATTTCTTGCGGTACTTTTAACTATGTAGTCTATTTCAGATTGATAGTCCCATCCTCTGGATAGTTTGCAAACATCTTCTGGATATTTTAACACCAAACACTTGATACGAAAATCTGCTAGTTGTTTATTTTCAATTAGTTTAGCAGTAGTTGTAGACTGGTATACTGGACCAAATAAGCCCTCTAATACCAGTTTGTGAGTCTGTGTGCCATCAATTGTTCCTGTGCAACCAATACGATACTTGGCATTCTTTAAGCCGGTCATGATTGTGGTCAAAGACTTTGCTTTGAATTGATGCGCTTCATCACCCAACACAAAATCAAACTGTTCAAAGTATTCTGGCGGATTCTTGTAGATAGACTGCCATGTAGTGATCGTCAGAAACTTGTCGGTGTGTTTCTCTTTGCCTGAATACTGACGATGACAATAAGTATCTGTATCATAGCCATAAGATTTAAAATCGGAATACATTTGCTCAACAAGTGATGTTGTTGGTACAATTAGCAATCCTTTTTTGTAATTTACATGTTGCAAATATCTTAATATAAGATACTGTATCAACGACTTACCTGATCCAGTCGGTGATAATAACAACATTCGCTTGTTTCTAACGGCAAATAAGAAGGATTTGTATTGATAGTCTCTTACACCTTCTGCTATAATGCTTTTGTCCAGATGAAGTTGCTCTAGAAACTCATTAGCTTCTAATGCTGAAAAACTTTCTGTATTGTTTACAGCAGCATCAATCTCTAGTTTGTAATTTCTCTCTTCACAAAATTTCTCAATGTAAGGCACCAGACCATGATAGATAGTGTATGTACGTAAGTCAGCAAGTCTTATTTTACCATCCCACAAACGATTCTTATACGCTGGCATGAATTGATAACCAGGTACAAAAAACGTAAAGTAGTCCGCAAGTTCTTGTGCAATACTTTTTTCACACGCAAACCGGATGAACGCTTCATTTTGCTTATATAAGATTAAATCAGACACCTTGTATGAATTTTTCCCAATCAATGAACGAACGAAGTTCCCACGTTCGGTTGTTTAGTTCTTTAAGTATTGCTTGGCAGACTTCAACAATTTCTTCGTGAAGTAATTTTTTGGCAAGATATTTGTTGATATCTTCGTCTGCTTCTAAGTATGTATTGATCTCAGATTTGAGTGTAAATGGAAATGGTTGCCAACCACGTTTCTCAAGTTCGTCTTCATCAAGTCTACCTGTGTAGTATTCCCATTTTAATTTACGCCACTTGTTGTAGTTGAACTCCGCTTCTTTGGCCAATAACCGATGTGAAGAAAGAATGTTCAAATACTTTGAATGAAGTTTAGGAATATCAATCAGTGCTTTACCAGGTTCAGTGCGGTCAATATTTGAATCCGCAGTCCACATTTGTAATACTTCGTCAAGTTTACTCATAGTATACCTCCTGTTAGGAGTATATCACAATTAAAATAATTTTTCTACGTTATAATAGGTAAATCTGAATGTAGCGTCTGCTGTGATGATTGTCTCTGGTGTATCGGTAGATGACATAACAAAACCAGAAAGCGAAATTGGAAATAAATCTTTGAAAGTAAAACGATAATAAGGTTTATTGGATGCTGAGAGAATTGTTACCGCACCATCACAGTATTGAGGTAATTTTGCTGGCATTGCCGAAGCAAATTGGTTTAGTTTTGCTAAATTTTGGTATTCTTCATACTCTGTCGGGAAGGTCATCGCACGTAACCAGTCATGTATTTCCAACCACGACATCAACTCAGCATCAACGATAAATGTAACATTCAATACATCATAAATGGCTTTTTCACCCGGAGCATACAGTTCAACAAACGGGTTTTGCACTGGTATCTCTGAAGTAGAAAGTCCAGGCAAAGAGATTGTCTGTGCAAAGTATTGTAGATTTGGTGTGCGAGCCAAGTTCAGCGTAAACTTGTTAGGCTGTAGGCTATTTGGATTTAGTGGGTTACGTGTAAGAACTGTCATACTCTTATTTATGCACCATAAAAAAAGAGGCTCCCGAAGGAGCCTCTCTAAAGAACCACTCTGTGGTGGCTTTTTTAATTACATCAAGTTCGCAATACGGAAACCACGGTAGTAGTTGTTGCTCTGAGTGTTCAGAGTACCAAGACCTTGTGTGGTGCCTTCAGCAAATGGGTTTGCTACCAGACCGTAACGTGTCTTGAAGCCGATCTTTGGCTGGAATGTACCAGTATCGACTGCACGAACCATTTGCAGCGGTACGTATGGGCAGTAGAACATACCAGCATCGTATGCGTTTGTGCCTTTGTAACCAACTACAGCAAATTCGGATGTTGAACCAACTGGGAAGTATGGATCAATGTAGACTTTGATACGACCGAAGATTGTACCAGCAAATGTATTGCCTGTATCGTCAACTGTCAGTGATACTTGACCAGCAAGTGCTGAGTTGTAGTCAAGGATACCAGCCATCGCCAGAGCAGATGCTACGTCTGAAGAGCAGATAACGATGTTACCTTTACCACGACGAGTTGTCTTAGCGATTTGGTTTGCTTCACGCTCAATCTGGAATGCCAGACCTTTGATCTTTTCAACCATCCAACGACCGTTTGAGTCTGTGTCAAGGTTGAATGCACCAGCAGTTGTTGTACCTGCTTGGCAACCTGGCTTAGCGATTCTGTAGATTGTACGGATAACTTCACGGTTGATTTCAGCAAGAATTTCAGCGGACAGAATGTTAGCCAGTTCTGTTTCAGCGTCAAGACCATGAACTGCTTTCAAGTCTTGTGCCAGTTCCATTGAGTA